GCGCAGTGGCCTGAGTACGAGCTGCGCGTGCGCGGGGGCGGCACGGCGATCCTGGTCAAGCCCAAGGACGACATCAAGAAGGAGCACGGCAGGTCGCCGGATAATTTCGACAGCGACCTGCTCGCGTGGTCCCGTGGGATGGTTGGGTTCGTGTACCAGGGGAAGGTCTAGGGCAGCTCCGTGAGTATGCCCTTCATGTTACGGTCAACCGTAAGGATCCATCGACCGGGGTGGCCGATAATGCATGATAACTCCGCTCCCATCGGAGTCGTGCGCGGTTGGAACGGCAGTGGCTTCGGGGTGTCCTCGGTGTTGTCGTAGGGCTGGCCCGTATTGATGCCGGGGATTGCGTCGCTACGCCGGACATACACGTCTTGGCGAAAGGGGCCGTCACCAACTGAGACCTCGACGCAATACGTATCCCCGTTGCAGTCGCATCCTTCAGTTGTCACGATCGCTTCAGGGTCACATTTCCCCAGTTCGCGTATCAGGTGTTTGACTTTCATGCCGCCGCCTCATCAACGAGCCGCGACGCCTGCTTCGCTTTCTCGATCACGACATTCGATGCGCTGCGCAGATCCACGCGGCTCTGGCACCCGTCGCACATGGCCACCTCGGCGTTCACGTCACTCAGCAGCTTGCACGCCTTGACGAGTAGCCTGATCTTCTCGCGCTTGTCATCTGGCAGGCCCCTGATACTCTTCGCCAGGCGCACGGCCTCCGCAGTGCTGTTTCCAGGCACGGACATCAACACCAGCATTGCTGTCTCGATGTCGATGCACGAGCGGGCGATATTCTGTCTTGCCCGCTCGAAGAGTGACGGCAGTGCACTGGCCGACTCCTCTGTCTGCGTCAGGCGCTCGACGTGCCTCGGCGGCGGACACCCGATCTCGACGTATGACTCCAGGATGGCGACAGCTCGCAGCAGCAGGTTCGCCGCCTCGTCGAGTCGTCCAGCCACGGTGTGCGCGATGGCGGCTTCAGTGAGTGCGTTCACGGGGGAACCTCCTTCTCGTGCTGCTCATGTCGTCGTAGTGCCCAGCTCGACCGAGATTGAACATCTCCGTGCCTTGGCGCGACCATTCTGCGCGCTGCTCCTTGCCGTTCCTGTGGCGCGTGATCGGTACGCACAGTTCCCTGATGCAAGCGGGGCAGAGGTCCCTCCCCGTCGTCGGCAGTGATCGCATCATGGGGAACGGTTGGTCGCACTTGGCACAGGTCAAGAAGCTCGCGTCACAGGCCCGCGCCTCGTCGCGCCCCTGCTCGGTGAGCTGCCTGCCTACGACGAGACCGCGATGCTGTAGTGCCCTCGCGGTCCCTTCCGATGCGGTGATGATGTCGTTCGGATGCGACAGCCCACTGGTGAGCGCTGCCTGTTGACGTGTGGTCAGATTCATCGGTTTTTCCTTTTTTCGATGGCAGTATTGCCACAGATATACCCTACCAGCGGTCTCGAAAACCCGCTAGGTTTTTGCAACAGTTCCAGCGAGAAAATACGCCCTGGGGTGTGCGCTGATCGGGCCGCCCATGTGCGCATTCCCGCCGGTCACCCCTGCGGAAACCGCCCTTATTGCCGCCTCACGCCGCTACAAGGCCATTGCACGCGGGTCGACGCCTCTGTCACGCTCCGAGCGTGACGACACCCGCCAAGAGATCCGCCGAAGGATGGTCCGCCCGGCCCGAGCCTGTCGAGAGGACCGCCCTGGCCCACGGATCTAACGGCGGGGTGTCGGAAGAAGAAGCTGATGATGACTGTCTCCTCGGTCGGTCTCGCGCTGCCCCCTTGGGAGTGCGGACCGGCCCTCCCATCTCACATCACGTCATCCAGAAAGGCATCGGCGACACCGTCGCGAGCATCCTCGCCAGCACGCTGAACATGAGCGGCGCGGAGAAGATCACGCGCCCGTACGAAGAGAGCAAGTGGATCCATGCCTGCATCCGCGCCCTGAGCACGACGATGATGCACGCGCCGTTGCGGCTCTACCTCGGCGACCCGGTAACCGCCCAGAACATGGAGGAGGTCACCGAGCTGCCGTCAACGCACCCGCTGTACGGGCTGCTCGGCAGGCCGAACCCGCTTCAGACAGGGATGCAGTTCCGCGAGGCGAACCTCGTCCACCGCAAGCTCGACGGCGAGACGATCTGGTTCCTGATGGATGCGATGGGTAGGCCGCTCGGAGGCAGCGAGCGAACCGGGAAGATCCCGGTGCCGGTGACGATCATGTCCGTCCGTGGCAGCGCCGTCAACATCAAGACAAACGCGCGGGGGATGCCAGGCGTCTACGTCTACCCGTCGCAGGCGCGCACGGAGTTCCCGGCGGAGAGCGTTGTCCACTTCCGCGACTACGACCCGAACAACCCTCTGCGTGGGCTGGGCGACGCAGAGGTGCTCGCCCGTGACCTTGCCGCCGAGTTCCAGGCGCAGCGATATCAGGAAGGACTACTCGGCAGCGGCGGCGACCCAGGCGGCTGGGTGACGAACAAGGGGTCGATGAGCGACCCAACCCGCCGCGCCCAGGAAGCAGCGATCAACGATCGGTACGGCAACGTCGAGAACGCGGGCAGGTGGCACGTGGTCTCTGGTGACGTGACGATCACGCCGAACAAGATGAACCCGAAGGACATGGAGTACGCCAAGCTCCGCGAGTACACCTTCAACGCTGTGTGTGCCGTGCTCGGTGTGCCCACCATCCTGCTCGGCGATACCGCAAGCGCCACGTTCTCCAACTTCGACGCAGCGATGCGTCAGCTCTGGACTGGGCCGAACGGGATCATCTCGTACCTCCGCACAGAAGAAGACGTGATGCGTCACTTCTTCCTTGAGAGGCTCGACATCCCGGAGGCCGATCGGCTTTGGGCACGCTACGACCTCGGCGCGGTGCCCGAGCTACAGGAAGACAACACCGACGCTGTGGACAAGGCTGCGGAGATCGCTGCGCGCGGGATCGGGATCAGCTTCAACGACGCTGCGAGCACGCTCGGCGTGGACACAGAGGACATCGAGACCGGCGACCTCCGAGTCGTGGACAACAAGTTCAAGACGGTCGATGAGTTCGAGAACCCTGCCGAGACCGAGACCGAGCCAGCGAAGGCCCCCCCGTCGAGTGACGACAGTAAGGGGTACACCGAGGCCGAGGTGGGTAAGGCGCTCGAAGAGCTGCTCGACGAAGAGACATTGCGCCGCCAAGCGTATGTGCGCGCCGCGCTCGACGTGGTGCATCCGTTCGAGAACAAGCTCAAGGCGGCGGTGAAGGCGTACCTGCGCAAGTACGAGCTGGCGCAGGCCAAGCGCGTCGATCAGTTCGCGAAGACGGGGAAAAGCGTCGGCAAAGCATTCGACGTCGCGGACCTCACTGCGAAGGATCTTGCACGGCTGCTGCTCGACCCCGAGGAGTGGGCAGAGAAGCTGTACGTCTCGAGCGCGCCGATCATCGAGGCATCGTTCGAGGCGGCGCTTCACAGCATCGAGTCGGAGATCGGTCTGACCGGGCTGACGATGGAAGATCCTTCCGTCGTCTCGTTCCTGGAGAAGCAGGTCACATCGCTGTCCAACGGTGTCGGCGGGAAGAACGGCACGCTCGCAAAGAAGGTGAAGAAGGCGATGCTCAACGTGTTCGAGCAGAACGCCGGCACGAACGTCGCCAACCTACAGGAAGCGGTGCGCACTCTGCTGCCCGAGTTGAAGGGCTCACTGAAGCAGGCCTTCGCCGACCGGGACTCGCGCGCGCTCACGATCGCGCAGACCGAGACCGGCAAGGCATCGAGTGGTGCTCGGTACAAGGCGATGAAGAAGTCGGACGTCGTTGAGTTCCATGAGTGGGTTACGGCGGGCGACTCTGAGGTACGCAGCACTCACGCCGAGCTGAGCGGCAAGGTGCGCAAGGTTGGCGAAGAGTTCAAGCCCGGGCTGCGGTACCCGCTCGACCCGAACGGCCCAGCCGAAGAGGTCATAAATTGCAGGTGCGCCACAGCACCGGTCATCAAGGACAAGCCGAATGGATAAGCATCTCATCGAACGTATCCGTACTGGACTCGCCACCGCCGCTGACCTCACCTCCGTACCGATCGAGGATGTTCTGGCAGTCAAGCGTGACACGTCTGCGCCGCAGTCCCGCTTCTTTGCCGAGAAGGCGTTTGGCGTCGTGAGAGAAGAGCGCAAGGTGATCGGCGTACCACACAGTACCGAGGGTGTGGATCGCATGGGCGATATCATCCGAGTGAAGGGCTGGCAGCTCGACGCGTACAGGAAAAACCCCGTACTTCTCTTCGGCCACGACAAGCATAGTTTGCCCATCGCGAAGGCGCTCAAGGTCAGGAAGGGCCAGAGCGCGACGGGTATGAAGTCGCTGCTGATCGACGAGGTGTACCACACCGAAGATCTGAACCCAGAGGCGGAGCTGGTGTGGCGCATGGTCGAGGCGGGTGCGTTGCCAGGCCGCTCGGTCGGCTTCATTCCCATCGACGCGCATATGCCCGAGACGGACGAAGAGCGCGAGAAGCTCGGGCTCGGCAAGTGGGGCATCGAGTTCAGAGAACAGGAACTCCTCGAATCGTCTATTGTGCCTGTGCCTGCAAACGCCGAGGCGCTTCAGGGCAAGTGCTACGCCATCGCGCAAGCTACCGCGAAGAGGGCGATAGAGGATGGAGTGGCGACGTGGGGCGACGTGCAGCGGTTGGCGGGGATCCTGCCTATCACTGACTTGGATGCAGCCCGCATCAACCGCGAGCAACGTCGCTCACACGTCGCGTTCCCTGATGGCACTGGCAACGTGATCGAGCTGGCGGGCAACGAAGAGTTCACGACTGGCACGTCCACAGGCGTCGGCGTCTGGCAGCTTGGTGAGGTGCATAACCAGGACGACATCAGGGCGATCTCGGATCTGGCTGACTCGCTTGACGATCTGAACGACGACATGCACGAACTCGTCCGGGAAAACGAACAGCTCCGCGAACAGATCGCGGATCTCACACGCGGCATCGCCGCGCTTGCGAAGGCTACCGAGGACCGCTCGGATGACGTGGGGGTAATCCCCGAGCACTCATCGAACGACGACGCCGAGGAGTCACTCTACGACACCCTTTTCGAAAAGGTTGAGGAGCGGAGGCTACGCAGCAAGGCCAAACAGGATCTTGCCAGCCGCCTTGCAACGCGCCTCGGTACGGGCGGAAGCCCGAAGGACTGACATGACCAACGACAATACTCTCGGTATCCCGACGAAGGCGGAGGAGCTGGACAAGCTCGCTGCGCTACTCGCCGAGCCGATCGAGAAGCTCATGGCAAAGTACATGAGCGAATACGAGAAGGGAAACGAGGAGCGCAGCAACGCGCAGCTCGAATCCCTGGCCAAGGCGATCGACGAGAAGATCGCTGAGGCGAACAAGGAGGCCGAAAAGGTCTCTCGCACGTTCGACGTCCCCGGCGCGGAAGCTGGTGACGACGGCAAGCGCAAGGGCCAGAAGTTCTCCCTTGCCAAGTTCTCCCTCGCGATCACCAAGGGCAATCGCGCACTCGCGCCGTTCGAGTTCGAGGTACACGACGAGCTGGTGAAGACGATGAGCACCGACGTGGACAGCGCGGGCGGATACGTCGTCCCCGAGTTCTACACCGGGCAGATCATCGACAAGCTACGGGCAGAGGCCATCGCGATGACCCTAGGCGCTACCGAGATCCAGTCGCAGGGCGCGTTCCCGATCAAGATCCCCCGACTGAAAACTGACGTGACCGGCTACTGGGTAGGCGAGCACACCACCATCACTGCGAGCGACGCCGCGATCGACCAGATCACGCTGTCGCCCCGCACGCTGGCGGCGCGCACCATCCTGTCCAACCTGCTGATCCAGAACTCGACCCCGACCGCTGACGCGATCATCAACGACTCGATCTCCTCGCAGCTTGCGCTGGGCCTTGACCTGGCTGTGCTACGTGGCACCGGCAACCAGCAGCCTGTCGGGCTGCTCAACGTGGTCACGCAGACGCTGGCGCTTGGGTCTGCTTCGTACTACATCGGTTTGATGGGTTTCGCCGCTACGCTCGCGACGCAGAACGCGCTGAAGGGAAACCTCGGCTTCGCGATGCACCCCGAGTTGCTCTACGACATCCAGTCGAAAGCAGGCGTGAACGCCGCCGAGCCGGACATCGTCCGGCGACTGCTGACCTCTGCTCCAGAGACTCAGCTCGTCGGGTACAAGTACGCGACGACCACGCAGCTCCCCGCTGGCGGAACCGCTGGCTGCATCCTGTTCGGCAACTGGTCCGATGTCCTTATCGGGCGCTGGTCGAACCTTGTGATCGACGCGAGCAACACCACTGGTGATGCGTTCGCGAAAGATCAGACGCACATCCGTGGTCTCCTGCGTGCCGACGTCAACGTCGCGCACCCCGAGTCGTTTGTCCTGGGCGAGAGCACCTGGACCTAGAATCAAGGAGCTGACCCTATGGGCCTGCAAGATCCGAAAACCAACTTCAAGATGGTCGCGTGCATCGACCCCGTCGCCCTCGCTGGAGCGGCGGCTACGGTGGACGGCGCTTCCGTCGATACCAAGGGATTCCGCTGGGCTACGTTCATCGTCCAGGCTGGAGTCAAGGCAACCACCATCACCGGGCTGTCCGCGCTCATCATGTCTGACCCGGTGACCGGCGGCGCGTTCGCGACGGCGATCAGCGGAGCGGTGTTCGACCCCGTCGCGCTGTTGGATGGTGCTGACGAACAGATCGGCCGCATCGACTGCCACAAGCTCGACGCGACCACCTCGCGATGGTTGCGCATCGAGGTGACGTCTGTTGGCGCCGCCCCCACTACCCCCATCTCCGCCGTGTGCATCCTCAGCAACAGCGAAGACGATACGAAGTACCAGACGGTGTCCTTCGCCTTCGGCGTGTAACAGAGCAGACCTCCTTCTACTCTGCACGGGTGGTCGGCTCGGTTCGCCCGGACCGGCCACCCATTTCCCTACCTTCCCGTACCAAAAGGATAAGCACATGAAGCTGAAGATCGTCATCGAACCTTACTCCCTACAGTGGCCGGAGGCGCTACAAGAAGCTAGCGGACGGTTCCGTGGTCCGTCTGGATACATCGTGGACGTCACCGCCCCGTGTGAAGGTGCATTCCTCGCAGGCCAAGAGAACAAGCTGCGCAACCTCACCCCGTGCGAGATCAAGGCGTACGAGGAGAAGTTCAGCCGCAAGGTCAAGCCTGGCGTGATTACCAACCCGATGGCGCTCGCTGCGATCCACGCGGAGCTGGCCGGCGTGCCGTATGCGCCGCTCGCTGTCGCCGAGCAGATCAAGGCGAACGCGGACGCAGCTGCGCTCGCTGCCGAAGCGAGTGACCTGGGTATCCCCGATCCCGAGGATCCCGAGCCGCCCGAGATTGCGCCCGTCGAGGTCTCGCCCGTCGTGGTAGACGCCAATCCCGCAGAAGCCAAGCCCGTCAAGGTAGAAGCCAATCCTGCCAAGCCCGCCGCTGGCGAGTGGGGGAAGAAGTGAGCCGCGAACTATTCTGGAAGGTGAAGCCTAAGCGATTCGTCCGTGACCGTCGCGGCGTCATCGTCGGCAACCCGGGCGACATGCTCGCGTACACCGACGCGAACGCGCTCGCGAGCCCCAGCTCGGTCGTAGCCACGTGGGGGGACGTCCCGGAGGAGTCCCCGCCGCCGCCCTCGCCTGCGGCGGAGCCCGACCCGCCCGTATACACCAACGACGGCGACGACCCCGGCGTAAGCGACGAGGAGTAACCGATGGACCTGACGACCAAGGCACGCATCAAGGCGCTACGAGGCATCACCAACACGGACAGCGATGATCTCATCGACCTGCTCATCGCTGGTGTGTCTGCGCGCTTCGAGGCAGTCCTTGGTCGGCATGTCCTCGACGACAACTACACCGAGACGTACGAGATTGTGAAGGCGGGTAAGGTCATCTGGCTGCGCGCGTACCCGGTGGACTCGATCGACAGTATTGCATACACAGCGGAGCCGAATGACGGCACTGCCAGCTCGTTGACCGCTGACGAGGAATACTATCTCGATGCCGAGGCGGGCATCATCAGGCTCAGGTTCAGTCCGACTCCGTATGACCCTGGGTATGTCAAGATCACTTACAACGGCGGGATGGCTCCGAACGTGACCGCGTTCATCGCCAACTACCCGGAGATCGCCGCAGCGTGTGACACACAGGTCACGCACGAGATGAACCGCAGGAACTCCCCCGGCAGCAACATCACCACGCGCGACGGCAAGACCGACTTCGGCTCGCCAGAGTTGAACCTGCTGCGCGGCGTGCGCGAGGTGTTGGGCACGTTCGCGAGGACTGTGCTCTGATGGCATCCCCTGCCAACAACGCTGAAGAACTCGCGCGCCTGGCGGCTCAGTTCAGGAAGTACCCGGTGGTACTGGCGAAGCACATGCACATCGCCTTGAACCGCTCGGGTGAGCGTTGGCACTCCTCGATGATCAAGCGAGTCAGTGGGCGTGCTGCCCACGCTTTCCCCAGGCGCAAACTGCTGAACCGCCTCTCTGTCCGTACGGGTATGCTGCGCCGCTCTCTGAAGGTGGAGATGGGGCCGGTGCACGGAACGAAGGTGTCGATGTCCCTGTCGTCTCGCGGCACGTCGTACGCGGCTGCCCAGGAGTTCGGCGCGAGGATCAAGCCGAAGACAGCGAAATGGCTGTGGATACCGCTCGCTGCGAACATGACGCCGACTGGTCGGATGCGCATCTCGCCGAGGTCACTGATGAGCAGGCCGAAGCACGAGCTGCGGTTCGTTGTGAACAGCAACGGCAGCACGAAGACTGTGCTCTGGAACAAGGGTCAGGGGTTCAACGTCCCCGGCTCGATGCGGAAGCCGGGGAAAGCGATGTTCTTCCTGACGAAGAACGTGACCATCCCCGGGCCGAAGAGCACGGGTAGCAAGTCGCGCTTCGGGTTCTTCGATACGTGGACGGATAAGCGCGCAGCCAAGAAGCGTCGCGTGGAGTTCGCCGACGCTCTCTACTACGCCGCCCTCGCGGTGACGAAGCCAGGCGGTGCGGCATGACGATCACCTTGCGCACAGAGAACAGCGGGCTGCGCCCGGAGTACGAGCACATCGAGGCGAACCGCCGCCGCGCCATCCGCAGTAGCTTCGGGCCGCAGTCCATCCGCTTCCGCAGCGTCGCGTCGTGTTCGCAGGCTACCGTACCGACTACCGTGCCGTTCGACGTGAGGACATGGACGCTTGAGTGGGACAACGCACAGTACGGCCAGTGGCGGCAGCTCCGCGACTTCTGGGATGACACGCTCGGGGGTGTCATCCCGATGACGTACACACCTGTCGGCGAGTTGGACGTTGATGCCGTTGAGGTCACGTTCGTGCCGGGCACGTTCGAGTGGACACGCACCGGGTTCTCGACGTACACTATGCGCGTGCAGATAGAGGAGCTTCGCTGATGGTATCTGGAACCACCGTGCAGGAGGCGATCACGCTGAACATGCTGGAGGCGCTCGAAGCAATCGACGGTCCGCCCGACTTCGCGAAGCGGCTGACTATCTACCGCATGGGCGGAAACATACTCGGCGTGCCGCAGTTGCCGTGCGCCATACTGATCGACGCTGGTGCGGACGAAGAAGACGGCGCAGCCAATGGAACGATCCAGTGCTCGCGACGCTTCGACGTGGTCATCGGCGTGCAGTCATCCGACAGCGGGTGGGCTGCTGACATACAGGCCGTGTGTGCGGACGTCGCCGCCGAGCTTCGGCGCGACTGGACTCGCGGCGGCAACGCGCACACGACCCGTGTTGACTTTGAAGACATATGGGATGCCCCTGCTGAAGGCGAACAGCCTGTAGCTGGCGGGCATGTTTCTGTGACGGTTATCTATCGTCACCTCTACACCGATCCTACTTTCGCGGTCTAGCCGCAGGACACAAGATCATGTCACTCAAGAGACTCTTTCAGGTAGTCGCGAAAGAAGAACTGCAAGCCGGTTCCGCTGCTGCCGATCTGTACAATGCGGCCAACGCTTCGTTCCTGGTGATCGACCCGATGGTCGAGTTCGCCCCGGAGCAGTTCGACCGCGCCAACATCAACCGCGCTTCGATGTCGCCCTTCAGCCCGCTGGCTGGTGTGGTGACTGGCAAGTGCACCTTCCAGCTTGAGCTGTCCGGCACTGGCAGCGCAACCATCCCGGGTTGGAGTACTCTATTGCAAGCGTGCGGGATGCGTGAGGTGGAGACCCTCGCCATCACCATCGGTGCGATCAGCGTCGGCAGCCCGCTCGCGTTCTACAACGGCGAGACGATCACGTTTGTCGGCGGCGCTGGCGGAACGGGCCGAGTGATTCACGACACGTACAACGGCGATACCGTTCTGCTGTTCGAGTTGCTGACCGGCGTGGCCACCAATGGCGACACCATCACGGGAGGCACGTCGCTGTCCGTAGCTACAGCGTCCACGGAGGACTGGGCCTATGGCACCTCATGGGTGCCTGACTCCATCGAGCTGCTGTACCTCGACTTCACGACCGACACCGGCACCAACGAGATCGGCGATGTCATCATCGGCGATACGAGCGGCGCAATCGCCATTCTCCAGGAGACCCCGACCACCACGGCTGTCAGCGTGCGCGTGCTCGATGGCATCTTCACGAACGGCGAGGACTGCTCGAACGTAACGCAAGGCGCTGGTAACTCGCTCGATGGAGTCGTTGCCGCAACCACGGTCCAGACGAACGTGCCCGCGCTGTCGATGGGCGTGATCGAGGACGGCCCCGCCAAGGCGCTGCTCGGCTGCCGTGGCACTTTCTCGCTCAGCGGTAACATCGGCGAGGCGATGCTATTCAACTTCGACTTCACGGGGCTGAAGAACGCCGTGACCGACGAGGGCACCGTTACCGGCATCACCTACACCTCGCAGGTGCCCCCTGTGATGCTCGGCGTCTCGTTCGACATCTGGGACGACACCCGTGCGGACGCAACCACGTTCTCCCCGCGCTTCTCCTCGCTCTCGTTTGACTATGCGAACACGCTCGGCATCGGGCGCGACGCAGGCGAGAGCACTGGTGTGTACGGCAGTGCGCACATCACGTCGCGCAACACCAGCGGCAACCTCACTATCGACGTTGCGCCCGAGGGGGCGTTCGCGTTCATCGAGGCGGTGACTGCCGGTACGCC